TAGAAAATGAAGATGGCTCTTTTGACTTTAAATTATCCGTCAAACCGAACAAAGCCCCACCCGTATTTGTAAATTTAAAGCATGATGGTAATACTGCATCATTGTCAGCAAAAAATCCTTTAGCGTTTAACGGAGAAAAAGCTGAACAAGCATCTCGCAAAGACCAACAACCAGAAAAAAATAAGTTAGGAACAATAAACGGAGCAATCAAATATTGGCGTGGTCAAAAGATACTTCCAAGTGATGCTATGACAATCTCAGCAATTGACCTTGAACTAAAATCTCTAAATTACAAAAAAAGAATAATTTCAAAAGACCCAAAAGAGGCTAGAGCAAGCCATTATTTTAGAAGCTCGATTGAGAAGCGATTGATTGGAGCTTTCATCATCCGAAACACCCTCAAAAATTTAGGTACAAAACAGAGTGAAATCCGTGACCACTTGGGGCTTTCCAAAGGTCTGGTTAGCAAAGTCTGTTTGGATTGCGTTCAAGAGGGGTGGTTTGAAATCATTAACAGAGCTAGTACCATTGTCCTATATCGGGCTTCTCAAATGATGGTTGAGAGTGCTAGGGATTTTGCAAAATCAATTTTTGAAGATGTAAAAGACCCAGTTATTCTAGAATTTTTAAGACGTTTCAGCATTAGGCAGATTGAACTTAATTTAAATGCTGTTCATGGCATGAACTCTGAAACGGAAGAAAACCCTTAAAACGCTAGGTAAGCTAGACCCAAATTAGACCAAAATCGTTCATGTAAAAGACTTTAAAAAAAATATTAATGCAAATACTTTGAAAGTATAAGGAGTGTATGTTGATGAATTTTAGATTTAGAAATGGTAGCGATAAGCAAGATCATTTAGCAAGAGAAGCAGACTATGCAGATAGATCAACGCCAGAGGTACGCAAAACTAAATTCTACATGGATCGGTATAGGGAAAAGCTATTGGGGGATAATGAGAATACAAGATTAGATATTCCATCTATGACCACTAACCATTTAGCAATTGCCATCAACCATTTAGATCAATTAGTTAAAGATTTAAAAGACATTAAATTAGCAAACATTCCTTATAACGTCAAAGTTATGAGCTTTAGGAGTATGATTACTAAAGTAAACCATGATTTGCGTTTGGAAAAAGAAAGGGAAGTTAGGGTCTATAACGTAACTTCCAAAAAAACTAGGAACACTACATCTAGTGGTGGAACTCCATAGTAGGGTTACATACAGCTAAATGTGGTAAAATCGAGGCAAAAAGATGACAAAAGGCATTAAAAGAGGCAATAATATAGGCATGAAAATTCTATCTAATAAAATTTGTCGCATAATATATACTACGTTAGCCGTAATTATTAGTAGAACATATAGAATTTACAACTCTGTCAAAGCTAGCTCTCCTAACCTTATCTACTTTGGTCAGGTTTGTATAGAGGCAGTCTTAACATTCCTAATTATAGTTCTCTCATTGATTGTGTTTTTGTCACAATAATGGAGACAAAAAATGGTTGGAAAACTAACACGTGATGACCTCATCACAGGCTCAGTATTGCCTACTTTATGGGGTTTAAATAAATACCTAAAAAGAAATGGTTTATTGAGATCACATTTATCAATGGATCACTCTGACTACCTTCCCTTAGATCCTTTTGATGGGAATGAATATACTAAGTGGGGGAACATTCACGAAAATAATATTTTGAATGAAAGTGGGGAGCATTTTAATTGTAGTGTCAATTCAAACATAAAAGAAGTTTTTAGGTTTAAAGAAGATTTCTTTGAAGTGAGTTTGGATGGAATACTAACATCAAATGCAAATCAAAAAATCTATGAAACTGAAAATATTCGGTTTATGGGCAAACTCAAGGGTAAGGACTTTATAGAGCTTGATAAGGGTGATGTAATTCTTACTGAGGCTAAATCAACACAACATTCTATAGAAGAAGAGCCACCACTTGAAAGAGGCGTTTTGCAAATTCAAGGGGGTCATCTTTGCTATGAAGCTCATGGGAATAAAGCAAGATATGTGATGGTAAGTGTTCTCTATAGAGGGTCATCTTTGCGTTGCTTTATTTTTGAGCCTGACAAAGAAATGCAAAATGAAATCATTGAGAGAATACAAGACTTTTATAATCGTAAAAAAGGTCCAGACTATTATCCCTCAATGGATACTCAAGATAGTGCTGAAGCTTACCCTAAAAGTGAAAGTGATCTACCTACTGTTGATTTTACTCAATCATATAAGCAAGTCGCATTGGATTTATATGAATGTGTCAAAACTATCAAATCATGTGAAGTTTTAAAAGATACCCTGCAAGCAGAGCTTATGGATGCAATGGGAATGCATGAGAAGGGGGTTCTTTATAATGAAGATGGGTTAGGAGAAGAGATTTTTACTTTGGAGAGAAAGACACGAAATTACAAAGCTCAACCTGAGAAAATTATGCCAGCAAAGCCTGCTAGGTCAGAACGAGCTAAAAAACCAACAATGAAGTCAGATTGGAGATATTAATGTTTAGCTCACCAAATGAAAAAATAGTTTTCTTTGCTTACAAAAGATACATAGAAAAGCATGATTACCCACCATCTCTAGCAGAAATGAAAGACATGGTTGGGCTAGCAGTTCCAACAATAAGAGCCATTAGAAGTGAGTTGGTTAATAAGAAATTATTAATACATATCGCTGGCAAAAAGTTTGGAACTAGAATGGGTGAACTCAATGAACAAAGTTAGATTTGGGTTCACTTGTGGGGCATTTGACCTTCTACATAGTGGACACATTGTGATGTTTGAACAATGCAAGCAACATTGTGACCACTTAAAGGTTGGATTGCAAATTGACCCCTCAATGGATCGTAAAAATAAAAACAAACCCATTCAGTCTATTTATGAGAGATGGGTGCAATTAAAAGCAGTTAGGTGGATAGATGAGATTATCCCCTATGGAATGGAAGATGAGCTAATTGACCTTCTCAAAAGTCAAATCATTGATTTAAGATTTTTGGGGGATGAATATGAAAATCGAGATTTCACAGGTAAAGAAATTCACGAAAATTATTATTTCAAGCGTCAGCACAATTTTAGCAGCTCATCTCTAAGAAAGAGAGTGCTAGATGCCAAAAAAAGATGAACAAATGGCACTCTTTGAGATGCCCACCCAAAGTGAAGAAATGTGGGAAGGAATGCCAGAGTTTTCACATGAGAAAATTGAGGCTGAATATGTCATTATTTGCAGATTTAGAAATTGGAGAGATGTTCAAGATTTTGGCAATAAAATTGATCAAAATGTGACGCAACAAACTAAGTCTATTTGGCATCCTAAACTCATCTTTCAAGACCACCATTCAAAGCGATATTTTGATGAAGAGGATTTGGAGAAATGATTGAAACAAAATATGAAACTAAACAAATAAATATAACATCCAGTAAATCATTAAGTGAGAAATTTATAACCCCTAGTGTTCGTGCATTGGTTCGTTGTGAGACAACTGACGAATATGTTTATAAGGAGATATTTAAGAAAAACACATATAGAAAACTGGACATTCAACGGGGAGATGTTGTTTTAGATTTAGGTCTAAATATTGGGGCATTTACATTATATGCCATTAAATCTGGAGCATCTGTCTATTCTTATGAACCATGTCCAGAAAACTTTGCATTAGCTAAACACAATATTGGAATGAATTTCCCAATTTGCTTACATGAGGAGAATTTATTCAATAAGGCAGTCATTGGGAATAATGACAAAACAAGACCATTTTCTATAAATGTGAAAAGAAATAAGGGAGGGCATTCATTAGTTGAGAAAAGAGGTAGAGATACCATCAATGTAGAATGTGAAAACTTCAATTACATTTTAAGGGATATAAAGCCAGATGTTATTAAAATGGATATTGAGGGTGGTGAATATGAATTACTCACTCATGTAGACCATAATCTTTTAAAAGGTGTCAGGGAGTTAATATTAGAATTCCATCATGCCCATTTAAACGATATAGAAAGCAGAGAAAAATATACGGAAGTTATCAATGTTTTAAAGGAATGTTTCTATAATGTAGATTATAGAGAACGTACTAAAAAAGCATGGGTCACAATTGTCCACTGTTGGCAATGGTGATGATATGAAACCTACTTATCCTATCTATATCGTGTCTAAGGGGCGTTGGGAGAGCCGTCTAACGTCTAAATCCTTAGACCGAATGGGCTTACCTTACTGGCTAGTAGTTGAGGAGCATGAGTATGAAAATTACGTCAATGAGGTGGGCAAAGACAAGGTACTTATTCTAGACCCAAACTACCTCAAGAATTATGACACTTTTGATAATCTTGGAGATA